CCCCACTTCCACCACCGCCAGTGAGCACGTGCGTAGGCTCAAAGATCGACTTCACTTCATCCGAGTCAGGGTCCTTCTCACCGTAGATCGCATTGATATACTCAGTCGGCAGCATATCCTCGATCATCATCCAGTTCGCATCATTTCCACTAGGATCACTGCTATTCGGATCGATCAACACCTGATGCGGCAACCTGATCCGCACATACGGACCACTTGGTTGCAGAAACTCAACCTTCTCTTCTAGTGCAGTGAGTGCAGCCTCCACCTCCCTGATCTCTTTATCATCCTTCGCAGCAGCCAGCTTATCGGACAACTGCTGCAAGTCTGTAGCTGCTTGCTCGCTACTCTTGTCCTTCTGCGTATACCCAACCTCAAACCACGCGCGGTTGGTCAACAACGCAATAACCACATTACGTTTCGCCTTCGGCTTAATGTTCACACCTGGTGCGAACTTCATCCTGAACAGTGCATCAACCAGCTTCTCAACAGCACGTGCAAATGCATCGCCTTTTGCATCCATATCGAGATCAGAACTAGGTCGTGCTGTCACCGTGACGATTGGGTTCTTCGCATACAGGTCAGGCAACTGCGCATTTATATTCGAGAAGACAATGTTCTCAGTAGAAGAGAAGCGTTCATTGAGTCGGCGCGCGATATGCCGATTGCCAGCAACATTGGCATCTGTACCATCACGATGATCAGACTGATCATGATTATAATAGCGAATAGCTTCATCCCACGCATCGATCAGATCCTTCATTGCCTTCTGGCTTGTATCTTTCCTACTGCGCCACACGCCACCACGCTTACTGCTTACTGGTATGCGACTATCAGGCATTGCCTTATACACGGCTGGCGCTTCAGCGGGAGCGGGCATGCCAACATCCGCTTGAACAAGTGATTGCTCAAGTGGATCACCACTCGTATCGAGGTTGAGTTGCGGATCGTCCTGTTCAAATGTGCCACTCATCGTACTAACGCGCTCCCAGCACCAAACAACAGATACGCGATGAAGAAAGCAAACGCAGCCCAACCCAAATGTGGCCTCGGCACAGATGGCCATTCCATAGCCGCGCAAATAGCCAACACGAACGAGAACACAAGCAGCACGATACTAAGCATGTTCGTTCCTCTCATCATGATCCTGGATAACGTGCTCGATCCAGTGGATCAGTGACACGCGGCTTATCTGCTGGGATAGTCATATTCTCTTTTGCAGAAAGTTCTGCGTCTAACGCTCCTAGTCTTCGCAGTATTCGTTCATTAGCAGGATCAGTTGCCTGGGCATTTATAAATTCGCTCGGGTATCCACCAGGAATAGGATTTTGGTATTCAGCATGAGTTCGTGCCAGCATCGCACGCAGGATTTCTTCTTCATAGTTGGAGCGTTGGTTTGCCATCTATTTATGCCTCGCTTTTGGACCACGTTGTTGTGCTCGTTCTATCTCATGCCACGCCATATACGCAGGCATAGCATTCGGCTTGCCCGTATACCTTGCCAACCTAGGACGCTGCGTCATCGCATACTTCCACATGTCCATGGCATGATCGTTGCGATCCACGGGCTTGTCTGTCGTCTCATCACTGCCATCACGCTGAAAGTAGTACTCAGTCACCTCATCAATGAACCACTGACACCTATCGGTTACGTAGAAGTGCGGAGCCATATGCAAACCCGTGATCGGGTTCTCATGCAGCGGTAGCGGCGTCAGGTACTGCCAATTCTTACTAATGCCCGCATTGATATCATTGTTACCACGCTGCATCCTGATCCCCTCTTCAGCGAAGATCGCAGCTACGGTTTCACCAACCGTGCGGGCACTACCTGCCTTGCGCCTGAATACATCAGGATCAGCATAGATCGCATCGAGTTCATCATCCTCAATCCGATATTCAGCACGCATCGTGGCGATGTGCTTCGCGGCCATCGCTATCGTCAGTTCCGCGATGCGGAACCCATCCAACAGGATCGTGTTCGCATCATCATCCACGAAGAACAGTCCGTAGCAGCTATGGCGAGACAACCCGTGGTCATAACCCTCTATGAAGGACGGTTGGAAACCAGTCATGCGTAACTGCCTAAGATAGTCACGCGCATCCTGGTGCTTCAGCACATGCACAGTCTCATCAAACTGCGGATAGATCAGGCCACTCAACGCACCCCACTTACCATACACAAACCGATCACGCATGCTACCAGTGTAGGTGGACAACATACCACGGATGTAGTCACTGCCTACGTTCTCTTCGTTCTCATACGTGCTACCCTCGAACAACTCAATGAGTGGGACAGGCTTACCATCTACCAGCAGCGGCTTGCCTTCGTCATCCACTTCACACATCAGCTTGTCGTTAACGATGCCACGTTCAGTGAAGTCATGAAGCGGTTTCACAATCTCACGATAGCACCAGTTGCGTGTCGGGTTCAACGTAGCCATGAACCATCGAGGACCAACACGCGGCATACCTGGTTCATCACCCATATACTCGGTGTTGCCACGCAACCGACCCATTAGGTCCATGAAGTCCTTGTGTGAGAACTCAGGATCTTCTAACTGATCAACCACAATCCAGTCATACGTAGCTGATAGCAAGTTCGACTTGGAGTCCTCCGTCTGCTTTCCTTGCTGTGCAACGTACCTGAAGTTGATCGTTGATCCATTCTTCAGTATAAGCGTATTCTCGTCCCGACTGGGCATACGCTTGATCCAAGCAGCGGGACACCACTGCAAGAACTCTCGTCTTATTGTATCGTTCAGTTTTGGGTAAGTTGAACGTGCTATTAGGCCGTTGCATCCTGGGTAGTCCTTGCATAGCTTCAGCGCCTTGATACAGGTTGCAGCAGTCTTGCCATTACCAAACCCACCACCGATGAACTGCACCTTCTTCATCGACTGATGAAAGCGGTCGTGCATCCCACCTTCGATTATCTTGTAGCGTTTAGCCATTACTGCATCTGCCCCAACTGCGCAGTGCTAGCAGCGGTAGCAGTGATACTGGTCGCCCCAGGTGGGATAGCAATCACAGTGTCGGTAGTTGCAGGTATCACCAACACATTACCACTATCGAACGTGTACGTCGTACCACCCGGTAGACGCATGTGGCTGTAGAGCGAGTACGAGTTACCATTACCACTCACATCCACCATCATCGGCAGTGCAACAACCGTAGCTGCACCAAGCACCAAACTCCGTCCTGCTACGAATGCCATTACACTACTCCCTGTTCATCTCTATCGTTGGCATAACCGCGCCATCACGCCGCACGATCTCAATCACCAACCCACCATCCATCCTATGCCTATGCTCAACAACATCGCTAGGCCGGTGACCACTGCGATCCAGAATATCGCGAGCAGCAGCCATACGATCAGCTCGTGTTCCTTCTTCCATTGCACGAACCACGACCTCCGCTGCTTGCTTTGCCTTCTTCACAAACAACTCACGAACTACGTTCGTCTCACTATCCAACACACTCCGCACAACAGCGTCATGCATCTGCGTGTACGCATCACCCTGCTTGATCCTACTGATCTGCGTCGTAGTGAGTTTGGTAGCGATGGCAATCTCTTCGTCATCTAACCCAAACAGCGTATAACTCAGTATGACACTGACTGCATTCATAGTCTGTGGAACTTCAGGCAACTCACTCAGCTTGCGTCGTGCGGCGACCACAATTCGTTGCGCTTCCTCACCGGTTGGGACTTCCACATGACCGGCTGGAGGAGTAAAGTCTGTGGATATTTCACCTTCGGGATAAACGATCCGACCATCCGCGAGACGCAGTGGTTGATTGTATAACACATCAGCCATTACTAGAGTCTCGGTGGACGTATGATAGGTGGGCGACCACGCGGCAAACCACGCACTGGTGCACGCTCTACCGCTGGAGGTTGTATTGCTTTGTCAATCGCAGGACTAATAGATGAAGCAGGAGGCCGTTGTAGATCAACACCAGGAGTTTGTAGCAGCGGTAGCAGCGGTGGTGATACACCACCATCAGGTAGTGGAATAGGTGGTCTACCGGTAGACTGGTTAGGCAATGCAATAGGTGGTGCTTCACCAGGAGTAGGCAACTGCGGTGCACCAACACGTGGACCAACAACTTGCGGAGCAGTTTCAGGACCGCCAATCCTTGGTTGGGTTTCCGGTCCTGTAATTAGTGGAGGTTGTTCTGGTCCAGTTAACATAAGTCGTGCTTCAGGCGACGGTAGCATAGGTACACTACCAGGAATACCAGCAGCACCAGGAACACCACCACCGCGCATCTTGTCCAGGATATACCTACCCAACGGGAATGCAGCAGCACCACCACCAGCTAACAGCGGTGCGAGTGATTGCAATAGCGAGCTACCACTTGTTGGATCAGGAGCAGCAGCACCAGCCTCAGGTGTTGAAGGCAGCGGCACTCTAGGTGGCGAAGAGGTGATCTGGAGAGGGTCGATCTTCACGTTACCGCTTGGTGCAGCACTCGTGTTACCGTTGTTAGCATCCTCAATGCCTGCATTACGCAAACCAGGAACAACAGGCCCAAGACCTAAATCAGCGCCCAAACCCACCCGGTTCGCTTCCACATCACCAGGAGCACGCGCATTAGCAGCAACAGCCTGCCTGATCATGTCAGGAGTGACCTGTTCTGGACCAACACCCTTACTCTTATAGTAGGCCAGCACAGCCTGTAACCCAGTACTCTGCTGACTCGGGTCCATTGACATAACACTCGGATCACGTGCCATCAGCGCATCCCCCTGTTACCCAATATCGCATGTGCGATACCAGCAGCAGCAGCAACATGGTGTGCATCAGGTGGAACATTGTGCATTGGCATCGACTGCTGCATGGTTTGCATGTCCAAACGCTCATCACGCGGACTACCTTCAGCAATACCACGTGCTTTATCACGTGCCATCTCAGCCGGTGTGTCACCTTCGGCTTTTGCCTCTGCCTTAGTGTCCTTATAGCTTTTTGCCTTACCAGGACTGGGCTTTTTCTGCATGCTGGACTTTATTTCAGGTCCATAATCAGTTGCGGCCATCAATACGCACCACCACTGGCAGCGGTCTGCTTACCACCACCACCATTCCCACTCAGATCAGCCGGATAGGTTGAGGGTTGCACAACTCTTGAGATCAGCGCCTGAAACGCAGCCAGATCATTCGCGTTGGTGTTGCGATTGACGATATTAATCGTCTCGACTGGGATCAGCCCACCAGGGCTACCCTGTTCCCATTTGATCTGCTTCTTAGTTTGTGTCGCATTCGCACCAACAGCCGCACCGAGCAAAGTATACAGGATACGAGTGGAAGCAATCGTTCCACCTCCATTCCTAAGCATCTTAACGATGCGATCATCACCCTGCTGGATGCCATTGAAGTAGACAAACCCGGTTGTGGCACCATTAGCGGCATTACCAGCACCAAGCGTATTGGTATAACCAGTGAATTGAATACCACCAGAACTGCCAAGTCCATAAGTAGCCATCTTCATTCTCCTACTGTTACATTACTTGCGTGCGAGCATGGCACGATTGGTGCATATCCACAAGGAGCAAGAGGCACCACCATGAAAGGAGCGGATCTAATACTAGATTTAATACCGCCCCTACTCTATATACTCTATAATACCTGCAATACTACTTATTACACTGCAATGCATCATACTGTAATGCAGCACACGCTAGCACACACGCAAACGGGAGCATTTGGTTGTTGGAGTGCCTTGCAAGGTGCCCTAACGCCAGCCGCGCACTATAATACCCCCACTTTTGGAAACAGCGGGGGGATCAGCGGGGGCTATGTTAGTTGCATGCGCGGTAACGCATGTGTAAGCGTCTGGCATTAGGTGGCG